ACCAAACATTTCAGAACTTGATGCTTGATAAAAACGAATTTTAGGATTAAATTCTCTAATAGCTTCTAGAATTCTTAAAACACCTAATCCTGTTACTTCTGAGGTATGCTCAGGGGTGTTCCAGCTTTCACCTACAAAAGATTGAGCTGCTAAGTTATATACTTCATCAGGATTACTTTCTTTTAAACAACGAAGTAGTGAATTTTGATCAGTTAAATCACCTTGTAAAAAAGTAACTTTTCCTTCTAAATGTTCTGTATTAATTCTATTTTTGGATGAACTTCTTCTTTCAACTCCATATACTTTATATCCTTTTTCTAAAAGGAAATCTGCTAGATGGCTTCCATCCATTCCATTAATCCCGGTAATAAGTGCTGTTTTTGACATATTATATATTTGATTTAATTATATTTAAAGACCCATCAATTGGTTGCATAGGTATATAACATCCTGTAGAATCATATGATGGGAATCTACCATATTTTTCTATGAATCTTTGAGCACTTCTACGCTCATAATCTTCTAAATGTTTAGGGCGTTGGTTAAAATTATCATCTGGGAATCTACTAGTTCTAGATGCAAAGTGATATAAAACGGATTGGCTTGTTAGTACAAAATCATATCCTTCATTTAGCATTCTAATAAAAATATCTGCGTCTTCCCAATACATTGGAGCGAATCTATCATCATTTCCTCCAATATAATCCCAGTCTTCTTTTTTAATAACTCCACTTACTCCTTCTGGTTTTTTAGCTTCAATTTTATTTAGTAGTGAAAATTCTTCACACCATTCTAAAAATAATTCTTCATTAAAATTATCATGAAACTCACCAAATGTATCAACTGGTACTTTTAAGGTTCCTAATCTACTATTAGGGTCATTAAAAATATCAGGTTCAACTCTATAGCTAAATGTCCAAAGTTTTTTAGTAGGATTATTTTCACAAATATCTATTAATTCTTTATCCCAATTTTTAGCAACATAAAAATCAGATGATAAAAAACCAATATATTTAGTTTTAACTTTACTAGCACAAAAATTCATTCCACCTCCAATGCCTCGGGGTATTTCATTTTTTTCAATATAAAGTTCTAAATTATATTTCTCTTTATTTTCTTCTAACCACTCATTAGTTCCATCAGTACAGTTTTCGGCATGGATAACAAATGGGGAATTTTTATAATAACTGTTTGCTCTAACCGAGTGAACAGCTAGCTTTAAATAGTTTAATGTGTTAAACGTAGATAAGCAAAAAGTTATTGGATTATAATGAGTCATAGTAATTGTTTTGTTTTTCTTGTTTGATTATTGTTTTTGGATGAAACAAAGCATATTCTTCACTCATAGGTAAATAACAAAATTCTTTATGACCTTGTAACCGTTCATGAACTTTATTTACCCATTTAATATCAGGGCTATTTTTATATATTCTAGTTTGAAAATCAGGCCAATTCACCCACCCATTATCATCAACTTGCCATTTCCATTTTTGAATATGTTCTTGAGTTAAACCTTCTACTGTATTAACTCTAGGTACAACATACAACTCAACAGCTGAGTTATGCTCTAATATAGCTGGTAGGTTTTCTATAAAATAAGGGTGAGGATATTCATCAGCATCAATCTGAAAAATATAATCACCGGTACAGTGAGAAGTTAGTTTATTTTTCCAATCTGCAAAATGATTATTAAAACAGTCTGAGGTAAAGGTAATGGCATACTTATGGGAGTATCCTTCTAATAATGTTTCTAATTGTTTACTAGATTTAGAGTTATCTAATAAAACAACAATTTCATCTTGTTCTCGTTTGTTTTCAATAAGAAGATCAAGCAAACGCTTAATCTCTTCTAACTCATTACATACCGTAATAGCATAACTAATTTTCATACTCTAAAGATAATATCATTCTGGTAGAAGACCAATGTAACTTAAAGCTTCTATAAAATCTCTTTCATCAAATGTTTTCATAGTAGTCATATCCATTCTATGTTCATAAAACTCACCTGGTTTTTTAGGAACTGGGAATTTATGTTTTTCTTCTTCAGATATTTTTACAGCTTTAACTGCAGCCCATTTCCAATTATCGATATTAGAACCATTAGCAAAAATCATACCTTGTTTAGGTTCATTAATGGTTTGTGGTAACCATATTAAATTAGTTTCTGGGTCAGTCCATGCTAAATCTTTATATAGTTCTGGGAGAATTTCAAGTTGTTCTTTATAAAATTCATTATCCTCAGTCATAAGAGTATTAGTCCAAAATCCACAAGATAAAGACATATAGTTAGTAATCTCAGGAGATACTTCTATTACATAACACAAGTCACCTCCTGATTTAGGGCAGTTTATAATTTTATCCATTTGTTTTTTCTAGTTTTTTTAATTTAGGAAGTTGTAATTGAACTTCTTTTGGAAATTCAGGGATGTTTTCAGTAAAAATTTCATCAATTTTCTCTTTCATTTTCACCCAACTAAACTCATTTTTATTTTTATATGTTTGACGTTTAGCTCCGTCAACATAGTTATTATAGTTTTCAAACACATCTTTAATACGTGCACCCATTTGACCTTGATCTACAGAAAACCATTGAGCTTCTTTTAATAACATATGATTAGCAGCACTTGGGTGAACGGGTGTTAATTGTCCTGGGAGGAGTGTTGTAAATTCAGGGTTAAGAAAATCTGTATGTCCACTCCATCCTGTTGTTATAATAGGTTTTTTAACTAAACTAAATTCAAGTAATGGTCTGCCAAATCCTTCACCTTTAGTTAAATTAACCATTGCTTTAACCTTAGGATGATTATATAGTTCATTCATTTCAGTATCTGTAAATTCACCATGGAGTAGATAAATGTTTGGTAAATCTTTAGAGTTAACGGTTTGTTTAATAGCGTTAATTTTTCTTAAAATTTCATCTCTATCCATATATGATGAACCTACTTGGCATGTTTTTAAAATAAGAGCAGGTTTATTTTTCTTATTTTTAAAAACTTCATAAAACGCTTTTATAAGCAAACCTACATTTTTTCTATCCTCTCCTAAATCACCATTAATCCAGTGTCCAACAAATAAAAATGCAAACTTTTCCTTAATATTATTAATTTCAGGGAATACATTAGTACTAATAACCTCTAGATATTTGTAAACTTCGGTATCTGCTCCTTCAAATAGTACTTCAATAGGTTTTTGAACTTTAACTTCTCCAAGTACTTGATTGGTACGTTGGTCTACTTTTTGCAATACTGTTTTTAAGAAGGTTTCTTTTGAATGGTTAGATGAAACTAAAGTTATATCCATTCTGTTTATACCTTCAATCCAATCTGCTGGAGAAAGGGTGGTTTCAATACCTGCTGTTACTCCAATATTATATTTTCCAATAGGTTGGAATTCATTTGGTACTGTAATTTGCATCCAAATTTCGGGTTGTTTTGGGAATTGGTTTCCCATAAACATATAATCATTTAAGAAACCCCATTCGTTTTTATTATCATCAATAAATCCCCAAGGTGTTTCTCCCCAGCGTTGAGGAAGAATTTTAACATCATATTTGTCTAAAGCAATAATAGCTTTAACTAAATCTCTACTTCGCGCTCCATATCCTGCATAACAATCAATAGGACATGAAATCATAAATAAGGGTTTACTCATAATTAATATAACAATTTGTGGTTAGCAACTAATTTAATATCTACTTCTGTAACATTTATAAATTCATATTTTTCTCTTGGTTTCCAAGTTTTAAATAAATTATCTAAGGTTTCAATAACATTTACACCCATTTTTTCTCCGGTAAAACCAGCTTCATCTGATAAAGCCCATTCACGTCCTTTTAAACCACGTGTTTTTCTTTCTTCTTTACCTAAATCATAAACTTTTTTAATTTGTTCAGCTGCATCTTCAGAAGTACATCTATCATCCCAAATATAAGGTGTTGGGATTGATCCTTGAATTGATCTGTTTGTTGGATATACTGGGAATGCCCATTCACCATGTTCTCGGATTGTGCCATTATGGTTTGAAGGGAAATCAGCGCTGAAATCAATCCATTTTCCATTTATACTAAAACGCATTTGGTCTTGCATTCCTCCTGTAACATTAGCAATAATTGGATTACCAACTAATATTGCTTCTGTTAAACTTAATCCCCAACCTTCATTAGATGTTAATAAAATTTGAGCATCAGTACTATTATATAGTAAATTCATACCATTTGGATCTAAGGGTTGTGTTGAGAAGAAAACATTGTATTGTTCTCCAGTTAAAAATAACTCTCTAACTGCTTCTAAATTAGTACCATGTTCATCCATTACTTGGGTATGTAATACAAAAGCACATTTTTTAGCTTGTTCAATTGGTAATTGATCAATAAAATATCTATATGCTAATAATGTATCTGGGATTTGTTTTCTTCTAATATTCCTAGAATTAAAGAATAAAACAAAATCATATTCTTTACCTTTAAATAAATTCTTTTTAAATTCTTTTAGTTGAGGATCATTTTTATCAAGTGGTTTAAAGATATCATGATTCAAACCATGAGGAACATATTTAAGAATTTTATTTTTAGTTTTATCTTTTAAAACTAATTCATTAATATTTTTAGTTTGTTTTGAAATAGCTAATAATGCATCACATGATTCATAAAATGCTTTATTATAATGAGGAGCAGGATAATCATCCCAAATATTTAAATAAACAATTGGAATTTTTCTACGAATTTCATTTTCAATATTAAATAACCACACAAAATATCTTGGGTCGGTAATTAAAAATATAGCATCTGGTTGTTCTACTTTGATAAGTGTACGAATTAAATTCGTATCTCCATATCCATTGGTAGGATATAATATAACAGATGTATCTATTAGCCCTGTGTTTTGATTAGTATCTTGAGATAAATCTAAACGTTTACCTTGGTCTGGGTGGTTTATAGCCCCTCCTATGTTTACCCAGTTAAAATGTTGAGCGGTATTAAGAACCATTTCACGAGCAATAGTTGCTACTCCTGAATGTACTCTAATATCATCGCAAATTAATAAGATTTTTTTCCTCTCATTTTGAGGTAAGTATGCAAAACTTGAATTCATATAACGATTTTGATTTAAATATAATAACTTATTTTTAATTTTCCAAATTTAAATTATTGTGATTATGGATTTTTCTTCTAAATTCATCATCTGTAAGGTATAGATGAACTGCTCTATCTGTTAGTTTTTGTAAACTAAATTTTCTTTTAACGCATTCTATTTTAAATTCTTCAAATAGATCACTTTGAACTTTAACACTTGTAAGTGTCATATCTTTTTTACTCATAGCTTTTATTTTTTATGTCTTATATAAATATATACAGATTTAAAAAAATGCTATTTTGAACATAGTTCTTTATTATCATTAAAAGGACAATACTGACAACTTTTTCCAGGATTAGTTCTGTGGTGGGTTGGTTTATATCCACCTGTAGGTTCAAAACACTCTTCTATAAATTGAGTTAGAGCAGTAACTGCTTTTTTAATTTTAATTTTTCCACTTGCCGGAGAAAATTCTTGAACACGACTTTGAGGAAATTCACTTTCTTCCCAAATTTTTCTTTTAACTATAAAAAATTCTACATCAATATTTTCCTCAGGAATGTTGAATTGTTTTCCATAATAATGTTTGTAAAACAAAACTTGGAATTGTTTATCTTCATCCTTTTTAGTAGCTTCATTCCATCCCCTAGTAGATGTTTTAATATCATATATTTTTAATTTATTTGTATTTTCATTATATAATATTAAATCAATATATCCCTTTAATATAACGTTTTTATAGCGTTCATCTGGGGTAATAGTTAGTGGGAGCTCACATCCTACTAAATGGTAATTTTTAATACTAAAATATTGTCCTCGTTTTTTCTTTATATAGTTTAGAATAGCAATACCATCATCAAAAAATTCTCTCATTTCAACTGCTGAACTAAAATGGACAGATTTGTTTATTTTATATTCTGAGAGGTAGACTTCTCTAAATTTGGTTTCAAAATATTCTTCTATATTAATTCGATCTGCAGCTGCTCCACTTTCTTCATACATTACTGTTAAATAATGTTGTAAGGTTTCATGAAGAGATGTTCCAAATACAGTGTGGATTGTAGGTGTATAAGCAGAATGACCATCTTTATACATAAGTTCCCACTTATGAGGACATTGTTTCCAAATAGAAAATTGCGAATAAGAAATAGACTTTTGATATGAGTAGTCTATTTCCAAAGGAGTAAATTGTTTTATCTCCTTAATTATTTGAGGAACTTTTTTAGCCAAAACTTATTTTTTATATTTTTTACGAATAGCTTTACCCAAGTCTAAATCATCAGGATATTTATCTATCATTATTTGAATCTCAGGGATGATAGATATTTCTTTTTTAATATACTGGGCAGCATCTAATAATTCTTCATATAGATGATTCATATAATCATCTTTGTTATTTTGATCTAAAGTAGTATTGTATTTGTTAATACCACGTTCACTTCTAGATTTAAGATCTTCAATAACAGCTTCTGTGATTTTATCCTTCATTTTAATAACTTCTTTTGTTCTTTTTCTTCAATACCTAATTTAGTAAGAATACTTTTTACACCTACTTCTCTTAAAATATGAGTATATTCTTCAGCTTCACCTAATGAACATTCATAATATGAAGCAATATATTTTAATAAAGCTTCTTTAGGTTTAGATTTTGTAGATTTAATGTATTTGAAAAACATATTCTTTTTAGGTAACATATATAAATATATATTATAAATTTTTTCTTTATCAGAGTATGAAAAAGTTTGTACTAAATTTACAAATTCTATATAATCAGGATTCATACTGAGGAAGCGATGCACCATATAAGGGTTAAATGTTGCTTGTTCTTCCTCAGTAAATGATTCCCATTTTGATTTGTTAACTGTTATTTCTTTTAACCAATCAAAGATCTGCATATTCTTCTCTAAGTTCTTTAGGTAGCATTTCTATTAGGATTTTTCCTGTTTTAACATCATAAAATACAGGAATAGGCATAATAGCATCTTCAGAAGTACCAGCTACAAATTTAGAGACTTTACGCAAAATTACTCCTTCAGCAAATACATGATGTCCTTCAGGTGAAGTAATTGGTTGTGTTGATTTAATATCAACATTAACATTTAGGTTTTGGGGTTGTTTATTCATTTTATTTGTTTTTTATAATTTTTCCAGTCGATGTAAAATCCAATAGCTACTAAAATATTCATCCCAAATGATGATAATATTTCAATTATATCTTCATATACATTCATTGTTAAATGAACATGTCCTACCATCCAAAATGGTACTGATAGGTTGCTTGATATCCACAATAGCAAGTATGTTGTAAAATGAATTATTGGATGATTTTTAAAATTGCGCATATTAAAGCCATTACATTGATTTCCTTATCGATTCTAAAATTAGCATGATACATGTAATTTTCTATTTCAATAACAATCATTGCTTTTGCTAGATCATTATTACCATATTCATCTAGATAATCATATAAGAATCTATAAACGTCTTCAAAATCATCCAAATTACTATCTGCAAGTATTTGTCTAATGTTTTTAAAGCTGGTTTTAGATGGTGATTTAAGTTCTTTTAATAACTCGTCTTTATAACCACCTGTTAGTACTGTTTTATCTACTTTTAGAGTACCATCAACAGTATTTACTTGGCAAGTGTTTAATATTTTTCTAACATCAGGATAATGTTTGTTAACTATCAAAACTAAATCTTCTAGTTCATAGTTAATTTCTTCTTTATCTAAAATGTTAGCAATATGTTTAGCTACTTCTTTTTTAGATGGAGGAGTAATTTTTAATACTTGACAACGTGATTGAAGGGGATCGATAATTCGTTCAAGGTAATTACATGTT